GGACAAAGGCTATCTTCAGCTTGAAGAAAGGGAATTTATTTTGTGGGCTAAAAATATAATGGAATCATGGGAATAGGCTTAGATTTCAAACAATTAGATATAGACCTATCTGGTCCGCAATACGAGTTTTATGCGTCCAGAGCCAAGTCTGTGGCGGCCGTTGCTGGCTTTGGGTCTGGTAAGACCGAAGTTGCAATGTTTCGTATGCTTAGCACAATGGGTGAGTATCCTGGTGTTAACATGCTTTACCTGGCACCGACTTTTCCTTTGATTCGCGATATCTGGTATCCAAAGATTGAAGAATTTCTCTGGTCTTTGAATATTAACTATAAAATCAACAAATCTGAAAATACAATTGTAATTAATGGATATGGTAAGATATTTTGTCGTACCATGGAACATCCTGGACGTATTATTGGTTTTGAGGTGTTAGACGCTTTTCTTGATGAGCTTGATGTTTTACCACATGAGAAGGCTCTTGAAGTATGGCGTAAAGCTAAGGCCAGATGTCGTCAAAAATGTAAGAAAGTCAACCAGATGTATGTCACTACTACACCTGAAGGCTTTAAGGCTACATATGAGCTATTTAAGAAAAACCCGATACCAGGGTCACATCTGGTGCAGATGTCGACATATAGTAATGCATGTAACCTACCAGATGACTATATAACTGAGCTTAAAGCAAATTATCCGTTACAGTTAATAGAGGCCTATATTAACGGTATATTTATTAACTTGGTCTCAATGCCTGTATGGGGTGGATATGATCGTGAGAAAAATAGGTCAGGCCATAAAGTGGTGGGCAACGAGCCACTCTGTGTTGGCATGGATTTTAATGTGGGTCGTGGCTGTTCTGTTATTTACGTTAATCGTGACTATAACTTACATGCTGTTGATGAAATATTCAATGCTTACGACACTCCACATCAAATAAAGATACTTAAAGAACGTTATCCACACAATGCAATAACAGTGATACCTGACGCATCTGGCGAGTCAAGAAAGTCAGTAAATGCAACCACTTCTGATATAGCTATACTTAAATTGGCTGGTTATGATGTAAAGAAAAACAAGAAAAATCCAAATATTAAAGACAGGGTTACTGCAACAAATGCTAAATTCTGTAATGCTTATGAACAAAGATCACTTTTTGTAAACGACAGTAGATGTCCAAATTTTGCATCTGCATTAGAGCAACAAGTATATGATACAAATGGATTACCGCAAAAAGGGGAAGGTAAATGGGACGACATAACTGATGCAGGTAGTTATCCAATAGCCTTCATCTATCCTGTCAAAAAACCAATAATTCACAGACTACCATTGGAGGCAGTAATATGAGTTTACAACAGGTAACGGCAGAGAGTACTACACGCCCTGAGATTGAAGCAAAAGACGATGTGTCGTCCCCTAGTGCAAAGTACACTGAATGGATGAGTTTGTCACAATTGCCGAGAACGCTACTTTTAGGCACAAAAGGCATGAAAGATGCAAGAACTACATACTTATCTCAAAATGCTCTTGAAACAGATGAGGCGTATGCAGATCGGCTTGAAGCTTCGACATTGTTGAATGCATTCAAGAAAACATGTTCATTCCTTTCTGGTCAAGTGTTTCAGGCTGATATTGTCTTTTCTGACGATGTTGACGAAGAAATACAAGAAAGGTCTAAAGACATTGACGGAAAAGGTAATAATATCAATGTCTTTGCCAAACGTGTGTTTTTCAATGGCCTAGGTAAAGGCGTCAGTCATATTCTTATAGACGCCACAAAAATTGAGCCTGATCCGAATCGGACAATTGAGGAAGAAAGGGCACTTGGTGTGCGAACTTATTTCAAGGAGCTTAAGCCTGAGCAACTTATTGGTGGAAAAACCAACGAAGACGGCTCTTTGAAACAAATTCGTATAAAAGAGACAATTACCAAAGAGGACGGCCTCTATGGTGAGAAAGATGTGCCACGTGTCAGACTTTTCAATGATGATGGCACCTGGGAAGTACATGAGAAACAAAATAATGGTTCATATCTTATGGTAGAATCTGGTAAACTCTCTTACTCAGGTATACCTTTGGTATCATTTATACCTGGTGAAGAATTTTCTGTCATTTTCGGTGAAACCCCACTAATGGACCTTGCAGAGCTGAATTTGTCAAATTGGCGCTCTAGGTCTGATCAGACACACATTCTACATGTAGCTCGTGTTCCATTACTTTTTGGTAAGCATTTGGACCTTAAAACTATACCTTCTGGCGTTTCAAGTTTGATTAATTCAGATGATGACAATGCAGACCTTAAGTTTGTAGAGGTATCAGGCGCTGCAATACAAGCTGGTGCTATGGACCTTAAAGAGAATGAGGCACAGATGGCACTTTATGGTCTACAACAATTAGTACCCAGGTCTGGAAATCAGACAGCTACCGAGAAGTCGATAACCTCTGCAGAGAGCAATTCTAGCCTTGGTACATGGGCGACTGAATTTGAAACTGTACTTCAACATGCTTATGAAATTGCTGCAGAATTTGAAAATGGTGAGTTTCCTTCAGATGGCATATCTGTAAACAAAGAATATGATCTTGGCATAGCAGATGCTCAAGAGTTGGCTCAAATTCTTAAGGCACACGATCAAGGCATTATTTCAGCACAGGCTGCTTTTACGGAGTTCAGACGTCGTGGTGTTTTTGATGAACATCTGAAATGGGACGACATTGAAGAGGAAATTAATAACGAAACTGCCAATGATAACACTGCCTTAGGCAGTTTAGGGGGCACGCTATTCGGAGGCGAACAACAAACTTAACAAAAGGGGAAAACAATGGCACAGAAAGACGGTAAAAAGTTCCAACGTCAACCAGACAAAGACCCAAGAATTGAAGAGGCTATTCGCGAGGCTGCTTTAATAACAATGAAAGGCAGACGCCTAGGCGCAATGTACTTTAATATCAAAGACGTAGAAACAAATCCTGAGCAATTTGCGGCAGTTTTGGCCAGGATCAGTTTCATGCCTTTAAGGGTGGAATGTCGTCTTGATATGAACCAGCTAGAGGTAATTGGTTTAAGTAATAAGTTTAAGCGAATCGGACCAAACGAACAGACACCTTGCTACACATTGAAAATATCTCCAGATGGCCAAAATATTACAGCATCTGAAATAACTCAGGCTGATGTTGAGAGGGCTAGAGACAAACAATGACAAGGCAAGAAGAAATAGTATTAGCACGTATGGCTACAATGCGTTCAAAGTTGGACGTATTTGAAGTCTCTGCAATGAGAGAGCTTCGTAAGCAATACAAATCATTGGTAAAAAGTCTGTTAAAAGACATTAAGGCAGCACGTGGCAAAAGTGCCAGATTATGGACAAACACCAGACTTATTGCTTTGCTTGAAGAGGCACAATTAATGCATGATACTATTTCCAATACAATTGCCGAGTCATCTGAGCAAGTTATTGTTGAAGCCGGGGCTTATTCGTATGGCCAGATGAACGCAATTACGTCTTGGGACGGAAAAGTCAATGGTTTCAACAATATAGCCTTGACAACAGCTCAAATGTCAGCACTTATTACAGATCAGGCCTTAGGCGGCAAAGTTTTAAAAGACTGGATTGGTGATGCTTTAAGACCTGATATTGATTCAATAAAGTCTGAGATAGCTAAAGGCTATATACGTGGTGAAGGCTATGCTAAAATAGTATCTAGGCTTCAAAATGAACTCGGTATACCTTTAGGTTCAAAGAAATATCGTGATTTGGACTCAATTGTAAAAACATACATTCAGTCGATGAATGTTAAGGCCCAACAAGATGTATATGAGGCCAATAAAGAGTACATTCCACGAGTTGAATGGACTGCTTTAATGGAGAATGGTAATGTCAAAACAGGACGTGGTACATGCCCTCGCTGTATGGCTCTTGATGGTAAGCAGTGGCCTACTGACGATCGTGATCGTCCTCCTTGCCCTTTGCATGTACGTTGCAGGTGTATGCTTTATCCTGTTAGTCTCACTTGGCGAGAGCTTGGTCTCGATGTTGACGAAATGGAGCAAAGCTATAAAGGTTGGACTATACGAGACGAAAAAGGAAAACTCAAAGAATGGGGCACAATCGACGGCAACTACTACGATTGGTGGAAAACCAGGTCGAAAGCCTTTCAGGACGCTGCTATAGGTCCTAATAGAGCGGAATTGGTACGATCTGGAGAAGTAAACTTTGCTGATTTGGTTGATAATAAAGGTAATCTTATAAATATCAAAGACTTAGAGACTAAATCATTTACAATTCCAGAACCGACTCTCTATGGGCATAACTA